AGCAGTCATGAGAAGGTTTAAAGAGATAGGCTATAAACCTCAATTGTTTTTGATTAACGCGATTGATTGTGGAGTACCTCAAAAAAGAGAGCGGGTCTTTTTTTGCGCGATTCGTAATGACATCAAGAAGCCCAAGCTTTTGCTTAATCCAAAGCATCGATTGATTGCTTGCGGTGAGGCTTGCCAAGATCTTCAAGAACTAACCAAAGATGAGACGGAACAGACATCACACAAAAATGAAACGGATTTAACTTGGTGGCCAAAGACAAAGCCAGGCTCAGATTATGCTGATGCAGTAATGGCTCAAGGGCTTAATAAAAAATTATGGAGTCATAAAAAACTCAGTCAATCAAGACCATCATTCACGCTTACAGCGACAGACATGATCAATCATTGGTCAAGCCCAAGACAATTAACTTTTAGAGAATGGAAGCGACTTGGGTCTTTCCCTGATGACTATAAAGCCAAGAGCGACAAGATAGGGAAATACATGATTGGCATGAGTGTTCCGCCCAAGATGACTGAGGCAGTTGCTCGTGCTGTATGTGAACAATGGTTGGAGGTTCGATATGACAACTAAGCGAAAATCCAGAGCCAAGCCTAAGAGCGAGCACAAGAAAGACGGCAGACCGTTGACGGTGTTATCAGAAGAGCAGGTGAAAGAGGTTCAGACGCTCGCTGCGGTGCTTTCTGTTGAGCAGATGGCTGACTACTTCGGTATCGGTAGAACGACCTTTTACGAGATCATGAAGCGTCAACCAGAAGTTTCAGAACACTATCAAAGAGGAAAAGCCAAAGCGATTGGTACGGTGGCTAAGAATCTCATCGTGCAAGCCAACTCAGGCAACACCACAGCCGCTATCTTTTACCTGAAAACTCAGGCAGGTTGGAAAGAAACCACACGACAAGAACTGACTGGTGCCGACGGTGGCACAATCAAACAAGAGACCAATAATGCACGTGACCAGCTCTTGGATAGACTGGCTCGCATCGCAGAGCGAGGCGAAGAGGACTAAGATCCTCGGTGAGCTCAGCGATGACGAGATTGCGCTCATGATGAGCGACTGGCGCTTCACTGCCAGACCGGAGCAGCTCGCGCCTAATGCCGCGTGGCGCACTTGGTTGATCTTGGCGGGTCGAGGCTGGGGCAAGACTCGATGCGGTGCTGAGACCGTCATCGATGCGGTGCGTCATCGTGGGGCTAAGCGCGTCGCGCTCGTAGGTCGTACGGCTGCCGATTGTCGTGACGTCATGGTTGAGGGCCAGAGCGGAATCTTGGCGTGCTCACCTGACGACTTCAGGCCAGAGTACGAGCCCAGTAAGCGGCGCTTGACTTGGCCCAATGGTGCGGTTGCTTCGACCTACAGCGCCGACAAGCCCGACCAGCTCCGAGGTCCGCAGCATGACTTAGCTTGGGCTGATGAGCTTGCAGCCTGGCAGCGGTGGGATTCTTGGGACCAATTGCAATTCGGTATGCGACTCGGTGACAACCCGCGCACCATCGTCACCACCACACCGCGCCCACTCACTGCTCTGAAGCGTTTGGCCGATGCCGACGACACGCACGTCACTCGAGGGCGCACGAGCGACAACGCGCACAACTTGGCTGAGTCTTTTATGGCTGCAATACATGACCGGTACGCAGGGAGCACACTGGGCCGACAAGAATTGGAGGGCGAACTCCTCTCGGAATTGCCTGGTGCTTTATTCGCACGTCGAGACATCGAAGAGAATCGGTGTCAAGATGCGCCATCAATGCAACGCATCGTGGTCGCCATTGACCCCGCAACAACGAGCAAAGAGGGCAGTGATGAGAGTGGCATCGTGGTTGTGGGTATGGCTGGCCGTGACTTTTACGTATTGGCTGACTTTAGTTTTAAGGGTACGCCCGAGAAGGTCTGCCGCAGAGGCATCGAAGCCTACAACGACTTCAAAGCCGACCGAATAGTGGTCGAGGCAAACCAAGGCGGTGACACTTGGCGCACCATCATCGAGGGCATCAACCCGACGGTCGCGATTAAGAGCGTGCACGCATCACGAGGCAAGCAAGCCCGAGCGGAGCCCGTCGGTGCCAGATACGAGCAAGCCCGCGTGCATCATGTTGGGATCTTCGAGCGACTTGAAGATCAGCTCTGCAACTATGTCCCATCGATGACACGCGAGTCACCCGACCGCCTAGACGCTCTAGTGTGGGCCGTGACTGAGCTTGATGAGTCGACGATGCCAATCATATCAATCAACCCGAGCGAGGGCAGCAGGGGGCCAAGTGTATGGTTATGAGACAGGGTGAGCCAAGTTTTAGGGGCACGAGAGCAGGACCGGGCGCAAGGCAAGCCGAGGCACGCGCCAAGGCGATGGCGGGTCAGATTAAAACGGTGCTCGATCGCTACCTCAAAGAGTTGGTCGATGAAGAAGTCAGGCTCGTGCGTCAGGTCGTCAAGAAAAGCATCGAGACCGCAGAGCAGCGAGCAATCAACGCGCTCATCGCAATACTTCAAACGGGCGGATTGCGCGAGGTCCAAGACGCTGGTGACCGCACGATGGAGAACGGCCAAAAGTTCATCATCTCGCCGACCTTTCAAGAGGAATTCTTGAAAGAGAAAACGGTGCTCGCGACTGGACTGGTTGACGATATCCGCGAGACCTTCCAGCGCAACATGGCCGCGCAGATAGGCGAGTGGATGACGCAAGAGCCTGGCATTACTGCAAGCGAGCTTGCGCGGCGTATTAGGTTCTCGACCTATCTTGATCGTGCTGAAGTCTTGGCACCAGGGCAAAAGCCTAAAGAGGTTGACTTGCAGCCTCTCAAGGCTGGGCGGTCAATTGTGCGCAACGTCTGGGGTCGCTCATCGCTCATCGCACGAACCGAGATGATGCAAGCGCAGAACCAAGGCAACATTCAGGCACTCGCAGCCAGTGGCGTCGAGTACGTCGAGTGGGTCTCATCGCCCAAGGATGGCGGTCGAGGGCACCAAGAAATGAATCGCGAGGTCGTGAGGCTTGGCGATTACTTCACGCTGCCAGACAGGTCTCGGATGCGATGGCCAGGCGACAACTCTGCCGATGCTGGTGTCAAGCACTTGGCGAATTGTCGGTGTACTATTCGAAAACCAAGCCGGGCGAGGGTCCGTGAGTTACGAGAAGAAGGGAAAATCATATGAGTTACGACGACGAGAGTGACAACCCAATCGATATCTTTGAGGTTTACGGTCAGACCGGTCTCAAATCGATGGGCGGCGAGATTACTGAAGAGTTTCTTAATGACCTCAAGAACCCCAAAGGGCGGCGGATGTTCCGCGAGATGGCCGAAAATGACGCCATCGTGGGCGCGTTCTTGTACGCTATCAAGACGCTCGTGCGACAAGTCAGTTGGACCATCGAGCCAGCCGATGACAACGATGAATCGCGTGCGGTGGCTGAGTTTGTTGAGGGTGCGCTCTTCGATGACCTCGATCGAACTTGGACCGATACAATCAGCGAGATCTTGAGCTTTCTGGTCTTTGGCTTCTCAGTGCATGAGATCACCTATAAGCTCCGCAAAGGGCCAAAGCATGAGTCGAAGCTCTACCGGTCGAAGTACGATGACAACCGCATCGGCTTTCGTGGCTTCCCAATACGTTCACAAGAGTCGATTGATAGTTGGGACTTAGACCAGGATGATGGTGCGGTGCGCGGTGTGACTCAAGTTGCGCCACCGAACTACGCGCGCCGGTATATCCCGGCTGACAAGTTCTTGCTCTTTAGAACTGAAGCGCACAAGAACAACCCAGAGGGTCGCTCGGTGCTTCGTAATGCCTATATCTCGTACTACTACAAGAAGAAGATAGCGACCTATGAGGCCATCGGTGTCAGCCGTGACCTTGCGGGCTTGCCTTGTATGGAGGTCCCGCTTCAGATGCTCTCTAGCAACGCAAGCGCCGCAGAGAAGAGCGTGTTGGCATCGATGAAAGACATGATTCAACGTGTTGGTCGTGATGAATATGAGGGTCTTGTGATTCCTTCTGAGACTTTGAGCGATGGCACACCGTCAGGATTCAGGCTCAAGCTCTTGAGTGCTGGTGGTCGGCGTCCAATCGATGTCAATGAAATCATCAAGCGTTATGAGTCGCGCATCTTGATTTCAGTGATGGCTGAGTTTCTAATCACTGGGCTCGATGGTCATGGCTCCTATTCACTTGTGAGCAACAAGACCTCGCTCTTCGCTCAGTCACTCGGTACCTACCTCGACTCAATCGGGTCGCAGTTCAACGCTCACGCAATACCGCAGCTCTTAGAGCTAAACGGCATTCCCTTCGAGTATTGCCCCAAACTCAGATATCAAGATGTTGAGCTACCGGAGCTTGCAGAGTTCGCAAGTGGTATCGCGTCGCTCGTCGGTGCTGGTGTGGTTACGCCAGACGATGCACTCGAGGACTATGCTCGAGAGTTCGCAGGTCTGCCGCAGGTTGAGCGCGAGAGTGCCCGCGTCGAAGAAGCGCCGGAGGGTGAGGGTGTCGAAGACTTAAAGAGCCTTTACGGTGAGGGGGTTGATGATGGCAACGATTAAGGTCGAGGCACCAGAAGGCTATCACTGGATGGACACCGAGGGCGGGCCATCGTTGATGCCTGGTGAGTATCAACCGCACGACGGCGCTTCGGCTGAATATGAGTTCGAGGTGGTTGAGTCGCACGATGACATTGAGCTGATTGAGAAGCCTGCGAAGTGGGATGAGATCTACGAGGCGATACTTGAACGAACCGGCAACAAAGAACTAGCAGCCGCAACGGCAACCGCACGCGTCGGGTCTCGATTCGATAAGCAGAAAGACGACCCCAAGACGCCAGCCAAGCCAAGCGAGCGACGACGAGGAAGCACACGCAACCCCGAGGGCTCTGCCGGTGGTCAACGTGGCGGCATCAAGCTCAGTGAGGCAAACATCAAAGCACTCGAAAGAAAGCGCGATGAGCACAATGAGAAGGTCGGCGATGCGAAAACCAAGCGCGCAAACCTAGGGTCGCTTAAAGCAGTCTTTCGGCGCGGTGCTGGTGCGTTCTCGACAAGCCACCGACCGAGCGTCACGAGCAGAGATCAATGGGCGATGGCACGCGTCAACGCGTTTCTAAAACTTTTGAGCTCTGGTAGGCCATCCAACCCAAAGTACACGACCGATTATGACTTGCTGCCGGCAGGACATCCGAAGTCAACGAAGACCGAGAAGCGCTTGCTCTTTGTCGTGAGCACGCCATCAGGGCTTGACGTTGCCCGAGGAAAGCACTTGTGCGGCCCAAGCGGTGAACGCTTCGCTAAGAGCTACCTGGAGCCCGTAGGGCTTGAGCGTGGTGATGTTGATGTCATTGACCTCGGCGAGCTTGGTGAGCATCAAGACAACGAGCCGCTCGCAGTCATCGCGCTAGGCACCGCAGCGCGTGAGGTCTTGGGCAAGGCCGCAGACCTATCGTTGCCTCACCCGGCAGCAATCAGGAAATCGCAGCACGCCGAGGCTCTTGAGCGTCGCATCAGTGACCTCGATGAGCTGATTGAGAAGGTTGAGACCAGTTTCAAGCCGCCTAAGGGGGTTCAAGATGCAGCCCGGCGAGGTCTTGAGCTTCGTCGTGAGCATCGCAGGGGCGGCACGGCCGTCGGAGTCGCGCGTGCGCGTGACCTCGCCAACGGTCGGCGGGTGAGCATCGACACGGTGAAGCGCATGGTGAACTTTTTTACGCGTCATCAGCGAGATCTCAAAGCACCGAAGAACCGAGATCGAGGCCACCCAGACTATCCGGGCGCGGGCTACATCGCACACTTGCTCTGGGGTGGTGATTCTGGCTTTCAGTGGGCGACCACCACCCGCGAGCGCTATGAGCGCGAGCGTGAGCGCGAGAAGGCCAGCAAGCGCGTCGGCATATACAAGGCCGATGATGCCAAGCGCATCGTGTATGGTGTAGTGCTTGACCCTTACATCATCGACGCACATGACGATTATCTGAGCCCGGCAGTCATTGAGGCGACCGCGCACGACTTCTTGAGTGAGTCGCGGGTGGTAGGTCTCGACCATAGCGGAGAGGCTGACGGTGCCAAAGTTGTCGAATCATGGGTGCAACCTTACCCGACACCGGAAGACTACAAAGCGGCCATCGAAGGCAAGCCTCACAAGGCATACGCTCAGAACTTCGGCGATGACGTGGTGCGCTCTGGCTCATGGGTGCTCGGTGTGAAACTACCACCCGAGCTATGGGAGCGCGTACAGTCGGGCGAGCTAAATGGCTTCTCAATCGGTGGCTTCGGTCAGCGTGAAGACATGGCAGAGGGTGACATGCCTGAGGTCGAATTCATAGAGCAGGGTTGACCG